TAATGCAGAGTTATTGTTGGCGGGAGATGTTAATAATATCGGAAAAAAATTATATACGATATGATTTAATGAAAAACAGTTTGTCGGACGAACAGAAAAATGCGTTAAAATATGTTGCAAATGCTGAAAACCGTGGTATAATAAGAGCGGAGCCTTTATCAATTAGATTTGTTAATTCATTGGATAGCTTGTACAATAATTCAAAAATGATAAAACCTATTTAAGGATTTGAAGACGTGGTTATACACGGAGATAAAACAGGCTTTGCATATTTTTACAAAAGTGGCAAAGAATTATACTATACAGTACGCGAATTTGCTGAAATACTAAAAAGTAGTGGATTATATCAAGGTGGAAATATAAGATTAATATCTTGTGAAACTGGAGCCGATGGAGCTACTACAGCAATGAGTTTAGCAGAACAATTAAATGTAAAAGTAATAGCTCCCTCGAATATTGTATGGGTAATGCCAGATGGTACAATGACAATAGGAGATACACCCAATTCAAATAATGGAGAGTGGAGAGTTTTTGAGCCTAAAAGGAAGTGATATGAAATGAAACAGGTATGTAGTTCAAAAGATTTATACATAAATTCAAATTATATAAAACACCATATAGGTAATAATCATTTTACAGGACAGCAACAAATTGTAGAATATTTAAAGCAAGGAAAATGTATAGCAAGTGCGGCTGGACGTGCAAAAGACATATTTACAGGAAAAACTATAAACGAAGAATTGACATTTATGACGGATGGTAAATATGAATGGCGTTCTGATATTGCGTATTATGTGGAAAAATATAATTTGAGATTGTCAAAAGACTTTGAAGATTATGTGTTAAAAAAACGAAAAAATTAAGCACGTTTGCGGACGTGCTTTTTTGATATTCAAATTTATTGAAAGACGGTGATAGTGTGAGAGTAGGCACAATAATAAAAAAATCAACAAAAATTTGAAAAATATTGACAATAGGTAACAATATGTTGTAATATAAATACAAGATAAGGAAATGAACCTAAGTATTAAAGAAGGGAGTGCAAGACCAATGCTTGATATAATCGAAAAAAGGTCGGCCCAACAACATCCATTATCTCACTAATAACGGCAATATATTGTTTAAACTAACCAAAAAGTAACCGTAGTAGAGGGTAAAACCGCTCTGTACCGTGTTATTATATATCAAGCAGGATTTATGCAACAGATTTATGCAAATTTTAACGTTAATTATCAGTATTATTGCTATTATCATTAGTATCGCTGCATTGGTAAATGTGTGTAAAAAATAATGCACGAAAAACAAGAAAGTATGAGGAAGTGTCTGTCAAAACACTAATTTCACTTTGACAATTTAGTCCAAGCACGCGAATATAATAAAAGAAACGGAGTACAAAAAACTGTACTCCGTTTAGTCTGTATCACTAAGGGACAAAGCTGTTTTAATCAAGCGATATATCTTTCCATTTCAACATCTGTGCGGCTTTGCGTAAATTGCGTAGCCTTAGTCCAATATTATAGCTCATAGCATTCACCAATTTGTATTTTATAGTATAGAATTTTTATTTTCAAACTATATAGTATATATTTTTTTAAAATAACTATTGTTTATGCCATTGTGTAAAATTTATAGAAATAAAAGTAAGCTGAGCGCTATTATTGCCATACCGAGTATGACGCCTATAATAGTGACTTTGCTTTTTTCATATTCACGTGCCATCGGTAAAAGTTCTTCTATTGAAATAAATACCATAATTCCGGCAATTATTCCGAATAAAATACCGAATACGACATCGTTGAAAAACGGACGTAAAATTAAATAACCGATTATAGCACCTAAAGGTTCCGTAATACCCGAAAAAAACGATACTATAAATGCTCTTTTTCTGCTGCCTGTTGAGTAGTATATCGGTACAGAAGTAGCAATTCCTTCCGGAATATTATGGATTGCTATGGCGACAGCTATGGCAACAAGATACATAAGATGGATAAAAAGTTATTTATAATAGATTTTCAAGAAAATATCGCCCTCGGGAGCGGATTTTTCACGTTTATATTCAATTTTTTTTACGAAATTTTTAAGAATGGAATTTTTTTCGGCGGCTGAAAGAGAGTGGTAATTAGTGAGAAGTTCACGCAAAAGGGGAAGTCGTTCTTCGATGGAAGATGTATCCACAAGTTTAAATTTTTCACGTTCCTGTGCTATCGTGGCATTAATTTTTTTTCTTCTATCTGAAATTGCGTTATTGCGTTCAAGGAAAAGTTCTTTTGTATAGACTTCCTGTTCGAGCAAGTCATACAGACGGAGTTGTTGTTTATCAAGTTTTTTTAATTCTGTTTCCAAAGTGGCTATTGTATCAAGGCAGGAAAGTTTATCTTTATTATGCGATTGACGGATATTTTTCAAAGACAATTCAATATCTTTAAATTCCTTTGTAAGCACTTCAAATACTTTATCTTCTACAATACTCAATGCAGATGCCTTATTACAACCAAGTGTACGACAGCAAAGACGGTATTTTTCAACGGTTTCGTTAGAAGTATTGATAACTATTGCCCGACCGCAATTAGCACACTTTAAAAGCCCTGCAAACGGATTTTGCAACGTGCCTGTACGCATAGGCGGTTTGTATTTCAGATTTATAATATCTTGTGCTTTGTTGAACGTGTCCTCGTCAATTATTGGCTCATGCAGTCCAGGAACATATAACCAATCATCTTTACTCGTTTTTTCTTGCGTATTTTTGCCTTTAACAGACTTTGATTTGTTCCACACTATCTTACCTATGTAAGTATGATTTCGGAGCATACGGGCGATTGTGGTGGGGTGGAGCGGTGTATTTTTCTTGCTCAAGACACCCAAATTTGCAAGCTGACGGCTTATTGAAGTAATACCCATACTTTGATTTACATACATATCAAATATCATACGAACATATTTCGCCTCCGGTTCATATACTTCCAACGTGTGCTTTTTATTTATTACGGCATTTCGATAACCAAACGGAGCACCCGACACAAAGCAACCGTCGTTGATTGATTTGATACGTCCGCGGTTCATTCTGCGAGTGATGAATTTAAGCTCCTTTCGAGCCATAAACATTTCAAATTCACTGTAATCTTCGTCATACTCGTTGTTGAGGTCATATATTTTTTTGAGCGTAATAATTTTTACATCGTTTTCTTTAAGAACGTCAAAGATTTTTTCACTGTCTGCGGCACTTCCGCGCCCTAAACGGTCAAGGTCAATACATAATACCGCATCATATATGTGCGAGGGAATAGCGTCAAGCAGTTTCAGCATTTCAGTTCTGTTGTATAACATTCCTCCGCTTATCACTTCTTCAAATATGTCAATGACCGTTAAATTATTGTCCTTTGCATAAGAAAGAAGAATTTCTTTGTGACGTTCAAGCGTTTCAAGCGGATTGTTTTCGTCCGCTCTCGATTTTCGTAAGTATATAGCTACATTCATCGTAAATCTTCCTTTCTTGTGTTATGTAATGCTCGTTTTTAATAAAAAAACGGTACAAAAATAACACTCCTTTTCTCTAATTTGTATATTGAAAACAGAGTGCATTTATGATACAATATTATTGGTTTGAGTATTGTGTATAAATGCACTTTATTCTTTATCCTCTGTCTGCTCCAACAGGCAGGGGAATTTTTTTAATCAATTAATTTAATCCAAGTTCTTTCATTGCCTCATCCGCTGAAACGAATGTTTTACATTCGGGATTAGTTTCAATTTCATTTAACATCTCAAGGTCAGTTTTATCGGGTTCAATTTCTTCAATTCCGTTAAGAAGAGAGTTTATAGCCGTAACAATTCTTTCTTTTGCGGAACGGCTTTGCTTTTGCAAAAACTTAATTGCTTGCTTAGAATAATTTATCTCCATATTCATCACTTCCTTAAATTCCATCTGCCATTTTATTGACTACGCCGCAGAATTGGTATAGTCAATTACTGCAATATCATTTATAACGCTTTCAAGTTTGTATACTATTTTTTCAATCTGCCCGAATACTTCATCGGAATAATAAACTTCGTTGCAATGCTCACAAACCATAGCCGGAACATTTTTTATAATAATAACGCAATTTTCAAGATTTGCAACATATGTTCTGTTTTTGTTAATAGTGTCATGACCACATTCGATACATTTCATAATTAATTCTCCTTTCTTGTTTTCAAATCATCATAAAATTTTATGGTATCGGGAATATATGCCGTTATAATATGGATATATTCGTCGTCAAAACTACATACGACGTGTAACGGCTTGTCAATACCTCTATATCCGAATACAAGACAACTTGCAAAAGGTTTGTCGCTTATATAATTTTCTATAATTTCGCCGTTTAAAACACATTGTATGACTTCATCTCTTAATATTTTTCTTTGCAATAGCCTTTGAGTAGCGTGTTCTTTCCAAATAATTTTTTTATTCTTACACGCATTTTTCAAATCGTTTATATTATATGGAAAATCGTTAATTGTTATCAATCCTTTCAATTTTTACTTACGTTTCTCTAATTTTATATATAAAAACCCCTTTAATAATCTGAATTTTTCAAATAGTCCATATGTCTGCGATAACGTCTTGGGACGTTAATAGGCACATCATAATCGATTTGTTTTAGAAATTCGGTTATAGCGTCAACACCGTCATTAAAAAATTCTGTTATACGTTTTTCTTTATTAGCTATATTTTTATAATTAGGTGGGCATACAAAGGTCCAATCGGCACCCTCGTTATCAAAAATAATTCTGAAATATTCATCTATATTGTATTTGTCAAGAGCCTTTGCCAACAACAAGTGATGTTCACAACCCTCATCAAGCAATGAAACAACAGCGTGTGAGCGGTCGTGTGCAATTACTGCCATTAAAGGCTCACTGTCGTGATTGATAAACTCTGTTTTGGTTTCATCACTGCCGTAATATTTAATGATGTCCATAATAATCACTTCCTTCTTTTTGAATAGTATAAATAAAAGAATATCTCTATAGTATAAATTCAATTAGGAATATGCAGTCTATTTAAAATTTTCAATCGATTGCATGAGTCTAATATCTTCAAGCTGATTTAATGATAATGTATTTATTCCTTCTCGCTTTTGTTGCGAATTAGATAATATTCTTATACTGTCTAATGATGTACCATTTAAGTATTGTTCTATTTCATAACTTAAGGCATTTAGGCGATTTTGCATAACCACTCTCGAAACTCCAAATAGAAGAGAACAGTTTTCACAAAAATAGTATGTACCAAAATCTTCTTGCAGTTTATTGTAATTCTCTTTTATAAGCGGTAGTAATAGTTTATAAGGAACTAAAAATTCTGCGGCTCCCTCATTAGCTTGCCATTCAGTGTAAAAATCTTGTGTTGGTTTAACTTTATCATAACACTTAAATGCTTGAACACCTGAATTATTTTGAATTGCTATATGCATAAGTTCATGTGTACCATGATAATTTATTTCTGCTTGTGTTTTATTTGCATTTACTAGAATTACATGATTTTCGCGTTGAAGGTTGTTAGATATAAATGCCATACCTCTTAAATCATTAGTTTTAAAGTTTACTTTGCCTATTGCAATATTTGACAGTTTATTTTGACATAAATCAAATATATCTAAAGGGTAAGCAGAATCATTAATGCCTATTAATCTTCTAAATCTTTCTACACGTTCGTATAAATCTTTTTTTGACAGATATAGCACTTATTCATTTTCCTTTCTTTTTGACTTTAGCTTTTTTAGCATCTCAATAGCCGTTAATATATCATCGGGGTCAATACCCTCGTCTTGCGCATTTTTTGCTAAACTAAAGTATACGCCCTCTAATTCATTGCCTGTTTCTTGGTTATCATCTAATCCCATAATAAAAGATGGAGAAACTTTAAGTGCTTTTGATAGTAGAACAATTTTATCTCTACGCATATTTGCAATGTCTCCGCTTTCCCATCTTGATATTGTCGCTTCACTTACTCCAACTTTTTTTGCTACTTCTGCCATAGTGAGATTTAATTCAATGCGTCGTTGTTTTAAATCATCTTTTAATGCCATATTAAAAACCTCCCTTTAAAGATATTATAGCACGCCACTTGCAATAATGCAAGAAAATATTCAAAAAAGTATAAAAAGCTTGCGAAAAAGTATTAACAAAGAATGTTTAATGTGCTATTCTATACTTGCGGAAACGCAAGAAAGTGGGTGATATAATGGAATTTAAAAAAGAGTTATTAAAGGGTACTGTAGTGGCAAGAGGTTATTCTATGCAAGATGTAGCAGAATGGTTAGATATTAATTTATCTACTCTTTATCGAAAAATATCACGAAATGGTGATTTTTCGAGAGCAGAGATTAAAATTTTAACTAAACGATTAAATCTTGACGAACAAGAACGAGATTCAATTTTTTTTGGAATCTAACTTACGAAAACGCAAGAAAGGAAAATTAAAATTATGGAAGAATTAAAGGTATTTGAAAATGCAGAGTTCGGCTCTGTAAGAACAACAACAGTAAACGGAGAGATTATGTTTGTCGGTAAGGATGTAGCGGAAATCCTCGGATACAGCAATCCAAGAAAGGCTATTATAGACCATATTGATGAAGAAGATAAGGGGGTAACGAAATGTGACACCCTTGGAGGAAAACAAGATTTGACAATGATTAATGAATCAGGTCTTTACAGCCTTATTCTATCAAGCAAAATGCCGAATGCGAAGAAGTTTAAGCATTGGGTTACGGCTGATGTATTACCGGCGATACGCAAAACAGGAATGTATGCGACCGAAGAATTATTGGAAAATCCCGATTTGGCTATACAGGCGTTTACGGCATTAAAATTGGAGCGAGAGAAAAATAAGAAACTAAACACTACTGTTAAAGTTCAAGAACAGCAGATTATGGAACTTCAACCAAAGGCGTCATATTATGATTTAGTTTTAAATTGTCCCGATTTATTATCAGTCACTGTCATAGCAAAGGACTACGGCAAATCAGCAAAGTGGTTAAACAATTTCTTAAAAGAACACAAGATACAATTTAAACAAGGTAAAATATGGCTACTGTACAAAGAATATGCGGAGCAAGGCTATACAAGCACAAAGACGCACACTGTAAACGGAAATGACGGCAAACAACATTCTAAAGTAAATACATATTGGACACAAAAAGGCAGATTGTTTATTTACGCACTGTTAAAGAGTGAGGGTATACTGCCGATAATGGAACAGGAGCAGATCGCTTAGTACAAAGTAATAGGACAAAAAATGAAATACATAGATTAAAGCAGGAGGTGGAGATTATGGAGGCGGAAAAGACCAAAAAGGCAAGAAAGCCGAGAAAGCAACCTAAAGTACACGTTGAAGTGGTAGGCAGTTGGCAAGACAGACCTGCTTATGAGCGTTTTCAGCATTGGAAACCTCATATAGAAAATATGTATCATATGCTTGGGTACGGTGATGTAACAGTTGAGCCGTCGCAGGAGATGATTGACGAGTACAATGCTATTCAAGCAAACAAAGAAAAAGGAGCTTAATGCTCCGACGATAGGACAAGCTCACAGGATAAAGAGAGGTAAATAATGAACACAATAGGAATTGCGCTGATTAGTTTCGGTATCGGACTAATCATAAGTTGGAAATTGGCAGAAAGGGACATAAAAAATGCTAAAAAGAAAACCAAAAACAGAGAATGAGAAAACGGAAGAATATTTCCACAGAGAAGTATTTCCGATGATTAACGCATTTGCCAAAGAGTGCAAGGGACACTCTAAGCAGAAAATAACGGTGAAAGGAATATTTTCAAATGAACAAATATGTAGTAATGACGGGCAGAGATGATGTTGTGGTTTTGAATGCTGACGACAACAAGTCGGTTAAGGCATACATAGCAAAAGGATACGGGATAACAAATCGTATTAAGTCAAAACACCCGCTTGAAATGAGTGTTGCGAAGATTATCAGCGGAGATAACTAAAAGCTATGACGAAATACGAATTTGACGATTTGGCGTGCATAGACGATGACTTTGCTTGTCGTGATGACGACTTCGCCTGTATTGATGATGATTGGGCGTGCATAGATGATGATGACGCAGTATGCGACGATGAACGCGACGGACTTACGGAAGAAGAAGCCGACGCATACGAAAAGGAAAAAGCGTGGTATGACCTATTCAAAGAGGTATTGCAGTATCCGTACAGTTACGGATTATCTTGGGGAATAGTTTTAGCATACAGACAACCTATAAAATATCAGAATTAGGAGGTGAGAAGAGTGGCAGATGAGAAGAAAATACTGAAAATGTATAACGATTTAACACCGAATGGAAAGCATTTGGTAGGTGTTTTCGTAAATGCGATGATACTTAGTCGCAATAAAAATGACCGTCAGAGCGGCAACTCAATAACGGTCAAATAAAAGCACATAGATTATTAATCTATACAAACATTATATCACAGAAAGGAATAAAAATCAATGCAAATTGTAATTAGGCTTGAACAGAAAGATTTTGAGGGTAACAAGGAAGTATTCGACCGAATGTACGGATTATGTTCGGTACTCAACAAAAAGACGGGACCTGTGGAGAGGACAAAGGCGGAAGTTGAGAAAGCGGCGAACGTTGTAAGAGAGGAACAGCAGTCAGACGATACTCCGACAGAGGATAACACCGCTGAAGTACCGGCAGACAATACTCCGACAGAGGATAACACCGCTGAAGTAACAACAACCGAATACACAATAGAGGAAGTACGCAAGGCATTCGGTGAGTATGCGAAGTCGCAGGGCAGAGATAAGGCTAAGGGACTGCTTCAAGAAATGGGTTACGGCAAAGTAACGGAAATACCGTCTGAGCGATACGCAGAGGCGATGACAAGAATAGGAGATGTGAAGTAATGCCGGAAGAACACGCAAAACTTTCAGCGTCGGGGTCAAAGAAGTGGATAAACTGCCCTGCGTCAATCACAATGGAAAGCAAATTCCCCGACGAAAGCAGTGAATATGCAAAAGAGGGAACTACCGCACATTCATTGGGTGAGGCAAAGCTGAAATTAGCTTTAAACCACATAACACGCGTGCAGTATCATAAGATGATACGTTCGCTTGACATAACAGAAGATCTTGACATAACAGAAGATATGGAAGAATACACGGACAGTTATCGTGATTTCGTATTGGAGCGGTACAACGCAGTTAAAAGTCAATGCAAAGATGCACAGATACATCTTGAACGCCGTTTAGATTTTTCGGAATGGGTACCCGATGGATTCGGTACAGGCGACACCGTTATTATCGGCGGTGGAATAATCGAAATAATAGACCTTAAATACGGACAGGGCGTAAAGGTATCGGCAGACAAGAACAGTCAGCTTAGGATATATGGCTTAGGAGCATTGAGCGAATACGACTACCTATACGACATACATAATGTCAATTTAACGATATTCCAACCACGACTTGATAACATTGATACGGAAACGCTTACACGCGGTGAACTCATTAAGTGGGGCGAAGATTTAAAGCCTAAAGCCGTACTTGCGAACAGCGGTGACGGTGACTGTATAGCGGGACGTCATTGCGATGACGGATTTTGCAAAGCAAGAGCCGTATGCCGTGCGTATGCAGAGGAGAAAAACAGGCTTGCGGCAATGGTTTTCAAACCGCCTTTGGAACTTACCGAAGATGAAATTGCGGAGGTAATAGACCAAGCGGAAAACCTTGCGAAGTGGTCGAAACTCGTAAAGGACTATGCTTTGGAACAGGCACTTAATAACGGCGTTAAGTATCCGGGATTTAAAGTGGTTGAGGGAAGAAGTAACCGCAAATATGCGGAGGACGACAGCAAAATCGCCGATGTATTAATTAAAGCCGGTTATGACGAAAAGAACATATATAAGAAAGAAATACTTAACATCACCCAAATGGGAGCACTTTTAGGCAGAGCAAGATTTAACGAACTGCTCGGAGAATATGTAATAAAACCGCAGGGAAAGCCGACGCTTGTACGTTCGGAGGACAAACGTCCCGAATGGAACTCGGCAGAGAAAGCGGCAGAAAATTTTAAAGATATAAAGTAAAGGAGAAATAACAATGGAAAAAAGAAAGACACAGGTAATCACAGGAGAAGTAAGATTCAGCTATGCACACGTTTGGGAGCCGTCATCAATCAACGGCGGTGACGAAAAGTATTCGGTAAGTATCATCATTCCGAAAAGCGACACAAAGACAATCAAGGCAATAAACAACGCAATCGAGGCGGCAAAGCAAGAGGGCATTGCAAAGTTCGGCGGTAAAATTCCCGCAAATTTAAAGTTGCCGTTGCGTGACGGTGATACTGACAGAGAGGACGACGAAAACTATGCAAACAGCTATTTTGTCAACGCAAACTGCAAAACCGCACCGGGTATTGTGGACAAGTCACGTCAGCCGATAATCGACAAGACGGAATTTTACAGCGGTTGTTACGGTCATGCGTCAATTTCGTTTTACGCCTTTAACTCCAACGGCAATAAAGGTATTGCGTGCGGTCTTAATAATTTGATGAAAACAAGGGACGGAGAGCCTTTAGGCGGACGAAACACTGCGGAGGACGACTTTGCGGGACTGTATGACGATGACGACGATTTTCTTAATTAAAAGGTGACAAAATGAAATCACTCAGTATCGACATTGAAACATACGGAAGTGTTGATTTAATTAAATCGGGGGTATATGCTTATGCGAATGCCCCCGATTTTAAAATCTTGTTATTTGCGTATGCGTTTGATGATGAAGAAGTAAAAATAATTGACCTTGCACAAGGTGAGGCGTTGCCGACAGAAGTAATGGACGCATTGACGGACGGGGATGTATTGAAAACGGCGTATAATGCGAACTTTGAAAGAACGTGTATCGGTAAGTATTTTAATATTAATTTGCCCGTAAATCAGTGGCGGTGCAGTGCGGTACAAGCGTCTGAACTCGGACTTCCGCTTTCGCTTTCGGCTGTGGCGGTTGCGCTCGGTTTGGAGGAGCAAAAGGACAAACGCGGAAAATCCTTGATTGACTATTTCTCAAAACCGTGTAAGCCGACAAAGACGAACGGCGGACGTACAAGGAATTTACCGACGCACGCACCCGACAAGTGGGAAGTATTCAAAGAATACTGCATACAGGACGTTGAAGTGGAACGTGCGATAAAAAAGAAACTCGCTCAATTTCCGATATGCGACAGTGAACAAAAACTGTGGACATATGACCAACGAATTAACGACAGAGGTGTAAGAGTTGACCGAAACTTTGTTGAAAATGCAATCAAATTCAATACGGAATACAGCGACAGGTGCTATGATGAGGCACAAAAAATAACGGGACTTGAAAATCCGAAATCGGTTGTGCAACTAAAGGCGTGGCTTGAAGAAGAAACAGGGCAGAAAATTGACAGCTTAAACAAGGAAAAATTAAAGGAGCTTATAGCTGATGAAAGCATATCACTAAAGTCGAAAAGAGTGATATATCTGCGTTCAATGATGGCGAAAACGTCTGTAACAAAGTACGAGGCAATGGAGCGGAGCGTCTGCGATGACGGACGAATAAGAGGACTCTTGCAGTTTTACGGCGCAAACCGTACAGGACGTTGGGCAGGAAGAATTGTACAGGTGCAGAACCTACCGCAAAACCATTTGAAAGATATTGATTACGCAAGAGAATGTGTGGAAAACGGCGATTTTGAACTGTTTGAAATGCTTTACGAAAACGTTCCGCAAACGCTGTCGGAGCTTATACGAACGGCACTTGTACCGAGTGAGGGCAGACGATTTATAGTAGCGGACTTTTCGGCGATTGAGGCAAGAGTTATTGCATATCTTGCAGGCGAGCAGTGGCGACTTGAAGTATTTAAAACTCACGGAAAAATATACGAGGCATCGGCAAGTCAGATGTTCCATGTTCCGATTGAAAGTATTCACAAAGGCGATCCGCTACGTCAAAAAGGCAAGATTGCCGAACTTGCACTCGGTTACGGCGGAAGTGTCGGAGCTATGGTGAGTATGGGTGCTTTGAAAATGGGTATTGACGAAGAAGAACTTCAAGGTATCGTGGATAAGTGGCGGAATTCAAATCCTGCCATAACGGCATTTTGGCGAACGGTCGAGAATGCGGCGATTAAGGCGGTTGAGGGTTATCCAAGCAAGATTAGACACGATATTTCTTTTTATAAACAGTCGAATATTCTTTTTATCGGTTTGCCGTCAGGTAGAAAAATTGCGTACGTTAAGCCGAAAATCGAAGTAAACAGATTTGGAAAAAAAGCCGTTACATATATGGGTATGAATCAGACAACAAAAACTTGGAGCAGACTTGAAACATGGGGCGGTAAGCTTGTTGAAAACATAGTACAGGCGTTTGCGAGGGATTGCTTGGCTGAAAGCATAATTCGGCTTGAGGACAGAGGTTTTAAGATTAATTTCCACGTTCACGATGAGGTTATAGTCGACGTTCCGAAAGGCGTGTCGAGTGCAGAGGAGTTGGCGGCGATAATGTGTGAGCCGATTGAATGGGCGAAAGGACTTCCGCTTAATGCGGACGGATACGAATGTAATTTTTATATGAAAGATTAGGGGGTGTTATAAATTGGATTTAGTAATTGCTACGGGACAAAGCAGAAAATCAAAACTATGGAAAAATACAAAAATGTCGTGGGGAGATTTTGTCGAAAGGCTGAAAACGACAACAAGGACGAGCGAAACGCAAGGCGAATTTGCAAATATGCCGAAGTCACAACAGGATGATATAAAGGACGTCGGCGGTTTTGTGGGCGGTAAGGTGAAAAACGGCAAGCGACAGTCGGGAAGTATCGAAAACAGAATTTTGCTTACGCTTGACGCAGACTTTGCCGACAGTGATTTTTGCGATAATATTTCAATGTTTTACGACTTTACATACTGCATTTACTCAACGCACAAGCACACAGCCGAGAAACCGAGATTTCGTTTGGTGATACTTCTGTCAAGACCTTGTACGCCGGATGAATACGAAGCTGTTGCAAGAATGGTGGCTTATGATATTGGTATTGATATGTTTGACGACACAACGTATCAGCCGCACCGTTTAATGTATTGGCCGAGTACGAGCATTGACGGCGAGTATGTGTTTGAACACGAGGAAAATAAACCGCTTGACGTTGACAAGGTGCTTGCAAAATATGAAGATTGGCACGACGTATCGAGTTGGTACGTTTCGTCAAGAACAACAAAGGCGTTGGACAGACAGGTAAAAAAACAAGAGGATCCAACGCTTAAAAAAGGTGTTATCGGTGCATTTTGCAGAACTTACGATATACATTTGTGCATAGAAAAATACCTTTCGGACGTGTACGAAAAGTGTGCCGTAGGCGACAGATACACGTACAAGGACGGCTCAAGTTCAAGTGGACTTGTCGTGTATGAGAACGGCAAATTTGCGTATTCAAACCACGCAACAGACCCTGCAAGCGGTAAGTTATGCAACAGTTTTGACCTTGTTCGTATTCATAAATTCGGTGATACGGACGCAGACGCAAAGGACGGTACACCTGTATCGAAACTGCCGTCATATTCGGCAATGTGCAAGCTTATAGACGGTGACAGTGATGTTTCAATGCTTATGTTTAAGGAACGTCAAAAGAAAGCGGCAGAAGATTTCGGCGGTATCGAAAACGAGGAAACGGACGATATGCAGTGGGCGTTAAAGTTGGAGAAAAACGAAAATACAGGCGCTTACGAAAAAACTCTTAACAATATTATTCTTATAATTGAGAATGATTCGCATTTAAAAGGTAAAATCAAAATGAACGATTTTACGGGATACGCGGAGATTGACGGCATTATGCCTTGGGACAAGGACGCACCGGAAAAACGTGTTTGGCAGGATTCCGATACGGACGGATTGCAGTGGTATCTTGAATATGTGTACGGCATTAAAATGGGTAATGATAAGGTTTTCCGTGCGTTGTCGGTGTTTTACAGACGTGTTGCGTATGATCCGATTGTTGAGTATTTGGACGGTCTTGCGTGGGATAATACGGAACGGCTTGACACATTGTTTGTCGATTATCTCGGTGCGGCGGATAACGAATATACAAGAGAAGTGACGCGTAAAATGTTCGTCGGAGCGGTCGCGAGAGCATATGAGCCGGGAAGTAAATTCGATAATATGCTTATTCTGTCGGGCAGACAGGGCATAGGTAAAAGTACGATACTTCGCAAAGTCGGCTTTGACAGGTGGTTTACGGACGGCATAAAGACGTTCGAGGGTAAGGAATTGTGCGAGGTTATACAGGGTAAATGGATTGTAGAGATAAGCGAACTTGAGGCACTGAATAAGTCGGAAGTCGGCAGTGTTAAGCAGATACTGTCGCAGACGTCGGACAGATACCGCGCGGCATACGGCAGAATTGTACAGGAACACCCGCGAAGATGTGTGTTTTTCGGTACGAGTAATAACAGCGATTATCTTCGTGACCGTACCGGTAACAGAAGATTTTGGCCTGTTGATACGGAGATTGTGCCGATAAAAAAGAGCGTGTTTACCGATTTGACCGATGATGAAATTAATCAGATTTGGGCGGAGGCAAAAGTGCGTTATACGCAGAATGAACCGCTTTATTTGTCAAAGGAAACGGAACAGCTTGCAAAACAAGTGCAGTCAGACCATAGGGAAGTGTCGGTTAAAGAGGGACTTATCCGAGACTTCCTTGATAAACGTGTTCCGCGTGATTGGAATTGTTGGGACTTGGCAAAACGCAGAGATTTTTGGTCGGAGATTATAAGCGTACCCGAAGACGAACTTGTCGAACGTGACAGAGTGTGTGCGCTTGAAATATGGTGCGAACTCTTTAACGGTGATTTTAGGCAAATTCAACGTAGGGATTCGATAGAGATTAACAGTATCATTTCATCGTTCGACGATTGGGAAAAATACGACAAGGTTATTAAATTTAACAAGGATTACGGAGTGCAAAGAGGCTTTAAAAGGGCGAGGAAATAACGTATAACATAAGGGTATAACTTTCTAACGGTTATGTAACATTAAATGTAACGTTGGTAAACTTATGTAACAGTTGAAAGTTATACCTAAAATGCAGTAAAGATAAAGGTTAAAGCGATATATAACAAAGGTAACTTTAATTCTATATATTATATACATATATATACTACAAATAGATATATACACACATAACGCGTATATACGCGTATAAGTATAGGGAAAACGGTTTTAGAGTTACCGCAGAAAGAACAGGTGAAAAATGATAGAAAAGGACATTGAAAAATATTTAGTAAGGCAAGTTAAGCAAATGGGAGGTTTGGCACTGAAATTCGTGTCGCCGAGTATGGCAGGCGTACCGGATAGGATTGTTATGATTCCGAAAGGTACGATATACTTCGCAGAACTTAAACGCCCGAACGGAAAGCCGAGAAAATTACAAACCGCCGTACACCGACTTTTTGAAAAACTCGGGTTTCACATTTATGTGATTGATACAAAGGATAAAGTTGATAAATTGTTAAGGGGTGAGAATTTTGAATTTTAGACCGCATAGGTATCAGCAGATTGCTTTGGATAAAATTATTTCTACACCGCGTGTCGGATTGTTCCTTGATATGGGACTTGGTAAAACGGTTGTAACGCTTACGGCGATTGACGAATTGATTTATAACTGTTACGAAATCGAAAAAGTGCTTGTCATAGCACCGCTTAGAGTGGCGGAAGATACTTGGAGTAGAGAGTGTGAAAAGTGGGACCACTTAAGGCATTTGAGAATATCGAAAATTCTCGGCACTCCGAGCCAAAGACGTAACGCACTTTTAAAGGACGCAGATATTTATATTATAAATCGTGAAAATGTTGCGTGGCTCACAAACGAATTGTCGAGCATAGGCAATGCGTGGGACTTTGATATGGTGGTTATTGATGAGCTGTCGAGCTTTAAGAGTTCAAAGTCGCAGAGATTTAAGGCATTGAAAAAATACATAACACTGTCTAAACGAGTAGTCGGACTTACAGGCACACCTGCACCGAACGGACTGATAGATTTGTGGAGTCAGATATATTTGCTTGACAGCGGCGAAAGACTCGGCAGAACGGTAAGCGGTTACAGGGAGAGATATTTTCTTCCCGATAAACGTAATCAGACCACGATTTTCAGTTACAAGCCGAAAGAGGAATCCGAAAAGGCGATATATGATAAAATTTCGGATATATGCGTCAGTATGTCGGCAGAAGATTGGCTTGAAATGCCTGAAAGGATTGATACCGTTCAGCATATAAAGCTGTCGGATAAGGAACTGAAACTGTACGAAGAATTTGAAAAAGAACAGTATTTGGAGTTCATAAACGGACAAGTTACCGCCGCCACTGCCGCCGCACTTACAAATAAACTTTTGCAGTTTTCAAACGGTGCAATGTATTTGGACGACGGAAGTTATAAGGTGACGAGCGATAAAAAACTTGAGGCGTTGGCGGAAATAGTCGATACCTCACAAGGTCAGCCGATTTTGTGCTTTTACAGCTATCGCCACGACTGCGAGAGAATACTTAGAAAGTTCAAGGGTGCAAAAAAGCTTGAAAGTGCTGATGATATAAGGGATTGGAATGACGGAAAAATACCGCTTTTACTGGCTCACCCCGCAGGTGCGGGACATGGACTCAATCTTCAAACAGGCGGTAATATAATAGTTTGGTTCGGTCTGACGTGGAGCTTGGAACTGTATCAGCAGGCAAATGCAAGATTGTATAGACAGGGACAGAAAAATTCTGTGATAATCCATCACCTTGTGACCGACGGAACAGTCGATAAACGTGTGCTTGACAGTTTGCAGGGTAAACGCGAGGTACAAGACGAATTGCTTGAAAGTTTGAAAGAAAAATACGGTGTATAAGGGGGAATTGATTTGACGATTAAAGAATGTAAAGAATGGCTTTCGAGAGCGAGAAAGACGGACGAGGAGATTAACGCACTGATTTTGGAGCAGGAGCGTGCTTTGACAAACGCAACAAGCACTGTGGCTCAGTCGGGCAGTGAAAAGGTGCAGACGTCAAACGTGAATACTTCGGAGAATAAGTTCATAAGCTATGCCGCTTATTCCGAATTGATAGATAAACGCATTGACAGACTGTATGAGATTAAAAAAGAGATTTTGGAAAACGTGAATAAACTCGATGACGCAACACTTCGGACTATATTAATTTTGCGTTATCTCAATTTTCGAACGTGGGAAATGATTGCTTGTAAAATGAATTACAGCTATATGCAAATATGCCGTCTGCACAGCAAGGCTTTGAATTTAATTAAAGATGTTATAGAATGTTATATTGCACCTGTGATATAGTATATCATGAAATAAGTAACATAAGCGGTGTATCATCGAGAGATGATGGGTGAATATCTCGTGTAATTGGTGGGAATGGAGATATTAAAAAAATTATCAAAAAAATGTTTAAAGTTGTAATATTATGGGTATATATCATACGAGGTGATGATATATGTCAAAAAAAGAAGAAGAAAATATTTTTTTGAAAAATCAAAAAATACCGGAAACGTTAGATAGCTATTTTAAAGATTATACACAAAATGGTGATTATGAAATGCTAATAAATAAAGCAAGGGATTACATATGCGAAGATACAACTAATATAGATATGGTTATACACAATTTGAAAATTGAAAAGAAACAAATTGAGATTGATAAAACAAATAGAGAAACACATAATAATCCAATACTATCAGGAATGGTGGGTTCTGTTACTACATTTTTATTAACACTTATTTCTAATTTGGTAACAGAGAATACTAAAGGTATTATAGATAATTTTTTACCGGGTATAGCAATTGTATCGGGTTGTGTAACAACGTATATAGCTATGGGGAGTATTTTAAAAACCATAAAAGAAGCTAAATTACAGGATTTAAAGAATAGTGAAAAAATAGATTTTTTAGATTTCTGTATTAAAGAATATACTAAAAAATATATTCAAAAATAAATAGAAATTTAAAACACACCTAATCGGGTGTGTTTTTCTATACCCAAAAACAGGAGGTGAAATTCATGGCAAGACCGAGAAAGATTACGAAAGAGACAGTCCAAAAACTCGAAGAGGGATTTTTAATGGGGTTAAGTGACCGAGAGGCTTGTATTTATGCGGATATAGCGGTAAGCACGTTATACGATTACTGCAAGAAACACAAGGAGTTTTCGGAGCGAAAAGAACTACTTAAAGACAATATCAAAATGAAGTCGAAATTAAACGTTGCACACGGGATAAAAAAGGGTGATATTAATTTGTCATTATGGTATCTTGAACGCAAATGCAAAGATGAATTTTCACCAAAGCAAGAGATACAGCACAGTGGCACAATGGACATAAACAATCCTATGGCAAATCTCACGACCGACGAATTAAGGAAGTTGATAGGTGATGGATAAAAACTTAATAATGCTTGAGGCGAAGAAAGAACTTGCAAGACGTGAGTTCTTTTATTTTTGCCACTTAACAGCACCGTCATTCTACAAGCCGGAGCGAGAATTTCTTGTACGATTATGCAATGAAATGCAATCGTTTTACGAAAGTGACGAAGACGCACTGATTATAAACTTACCGCCACGACACGGCAAGAGCCGTACGGCATCAATGTTTGTTGAGTGGGTGCTCGGCAGAAATCAAAGCGAAAAAATAATGACCGGCTCATACAATGAAACGTTATCAACCACCTTTTCAAAAGCGGTGCGTAACGCCATTCAAGAGGAAAAAGCCGATACGGAAAAGATTATTTACAGTGACA